ACCTCTACCGTGAGCCGGATGGCCGGCAGACGGTGTACCGCCAAGAGCAGATCTTCGCCCTGCGGTACACGACGAGCGACGGCATCCATCCGATTCCGACGTACCGGCTGTTTCAGAACGCCATCGGCCTGGCTCAGGCGTTGGAGGCTCACGGGGCAACGTACTTCGGAAACGGTGCCCGGCCTGGCATCGTGCTGGAGTCCGACAACCCAATTCCCGTAGAGGCTGCCGAGCGTCTGCGTGAGCAGTGGGAGCGGATGCACCGTGGTGCGGATCGAGCCCACCGCACTGCGATCCTCCCCAACGGCGTGAAGGCCCACGAGCTCTCGCAGAGCAACGAGGCGGCGCAGTTCTTGGAGACTCGCCAATACCAAGTCATTGAGATCTGCCGGGCGTTTCGTGTGCCTCCACACATGATCCAGAGCCTGGAACGCAGTACATACAACAACATTGAAGTGCAGGGCACCGAGTTCGTGCAGCACTGCCTGCTGCCGCATCTCAAGCGGTGGGAAGCGGCCATTGCTCGTGACCTGATCGACGACGACGAGACGTACTTTGCCGAGCACAACGTAAGCGGCCTGCTGCGTGGCGATCATGCGAGCCGCTCGGCCTACTACGTCTCGGCGATCCAGAACGGGTGGATGAGCATCAACGAAGTGCGTGAGATGGAGAACCTGAACCCGCTCGGCCCCGAGGGCGACAAGCACTTCATTCAGCTGAACATGACCACGCTGGAGAAGGCTGGCGAGGAGCCGCCTGCACCGGAGCCGGTGGCCGAGCCGCCGGTGGTGGTCGAAGCCGAGGACAGCCCGGCCGACGAGCTCGAGGACGACGCCGAACCAGAGGAGCAGACCGATGGAGATTGAACGCCGGTGCCTTGCATTTGACGAGGTGCCCGAGGCCGACCTGACGCTGGAGACTCGTGCCAACGGCATGCAGGTCATCGCCGGGTACGCTGCGGTGTACAACCGCCTCAGCCTGCCGCTGCGTGAAGGCTCCACGGAGTTTCGTGAAGTCATTCTGCCGGGTGCGTTCGACAAGATCCTCAGCCGGCAACGTGGCAAGCAGGACACGGTGGCCCTGCTCAACCACAACTCTGACCTGATTCTCGGCCGCACGTCGTCTGGCACGCTCGAGCTCGCCAGCGACGGCAAGGGGCTGCGGATGGAGATTGTGCCGCCTGACACTCAGGTGGGCCGTGACACTCTTGAGCTCGTGCGTCGTCGTGATCTGCGTGGGGCGTCGTTTGCGTTCACTCTCGACTTGCGCTCTGGCGAGCAGTGGACCAAGGACGACGAAGGCCCGATCCGCCAGATTCGTGAGGTGCGGCAACTCTACGACGTTTCCGTAGTGCTCACGCCCGCCTATCCGGCAAGCAGCGTCGGCGTGGCCATGCGTTCCTATGAGGCATGGCTGGCGTCACAGGGCGAGCCAGCGGCCCCGCCTGCCGTGCGTTCGGCCATGCGTGGCGTCGCCCAGGCGTGGGCCGCCATGCTGAGGCTCCGCAATGTCTGAGGCCCGCTGCACCTGCGGCGAGAAGTTGCGGTGCCGCTCTAGTCGTGCCTGCGGCGACGAACGGCAGCGGTATCTGCGTTGCCCACGGTGCGGTGCTCGTGCGGTGGCGTTTGTCAAAACAACAGTTTCTCAAATGAGGTTCTGCAAGAGGCCGGGTGCGTAGCGGCACAGTGGACTCCATCGGCAATCACGCCGCTGGAGATCACACATGGACCGCCTCTCGACTCTTCGCGCCGAAGCCAACGACGTTGCCGAGCGGATCGACTCGCTCACGGCCCTGCAGACCGACAACCAGGCTGATCTCGAGTCCCGTGATGCGGAGCTCACCGGCCTGACCGAGCGGGCCCAGAAGCTCGCCGCCTCGATCGACTTCGAGGTCAAGGTGGTCGAGTCGGCCAAGAATCTCCGCAGCGTTGCCGAGCGTTGCTCGCCGGCCCCCGAGGTGCGTGCGGTCGAGAATCGCATCGAGCCGGTGCGGGACGGCCGCAAGCTCAAGGCGTTCCGCTCGCACGAGACGGCGTACCGTTTCGGCATGTGGCTGCGTGCCAAGTTCGCCGGCGACGACAACGCCCGGCGGTGGTGTGCTGACCACGGCGTCGAGAGCCGCACGATGGTCGAAGGCGTCAACAGCACCGGCGGGTTCAGCGTGCCGGACGAAGTCGCTGGGGAACTTCTGCGCAACGTCGAGACCTATGGAGTGGCCCCCACGGCCCTCCAGAACTTCTCGATGGCGTCGGACACGCTGATGATCCCGAAGCGGCTCACCGGCGTCACCGGTGCGTGGCTCGGCGAAGGCAGCGAGTTCACCTACAGCGACATGACCGGCACGCAGGTGCAGCTGGTCGCTCAGAAGTTCGGCGTGGCCACGAAGATCAGCAACGAGCTGTGGGCCGACGGCGTGGGCATTGCGGACCTGATCGCCCAGGAGCACTCGCTGTCGGTGGCCAAGGCCCTCGACGAAGCGGTCTTCACCGGCACTGGCACCTCGGCCTTCGGCGGCCACCACGGCGTAACGGTCAAGATCGACACCGCCCCGTTCACGGCCAGCGTGGCGACGGCGGCCAGCGGCAACAACTCGTTCGAGACGCTCGACAAGGAAGACTTCCTTGCCGTGCTCGCCAAGTGCCCCCGCTACGCCCTGCCGGGTGCCCGGTGGTACATCTCGCCGGCCGGCTACCACGCTGCGATGCAGCGGCTGGATCTCGGCCAGGGTGGCAACGCCAGCGTGGCACAGGGCTTCGGCCTGACGTTCCTCGGCTACCCTGTGACGCTCGTGCATGTGATGAACAGCACGCTGGGCACGGATGCGTCGAAGATCAAGGTGCTCTTTGGTGACCTGGCGATGGCGGGTGCCCTCGGCCTGCGTCAGGGTTACGCCCTGCGTGTCAGCCAGGAGCGGCTGGTCGAGTATGACCAGACCCTCGTCACCGGCATCGTGCGTGCCAATGCGGTGTTCCACTCGCTCGGCTCGACGACCGAGGCGGGCCCGGTGATCGCTCTGAAGACGGCGTCCTGAACCTAGTACCTTCCACGGAGAACTGCTCCCATGATCCAGATCGCAGCGACGAAGACGGACGCCAAGGCGGCGGCGAGTGTGGCGGCCTCGGCCACCCACAGCCACGAGATCGACACCCTCGGCTTCGAGTACGTTTCCATCGACGTGGTGTACTCGCCGTTCACGGCGACCACCAGCAATGCGGCTCCGGTTCTCCGGCTGACGCAGCACGACGTGACCGGCACCGGCCAAACGAACATCAGCGGGTTCGTTGGCGGCACCGACTTCACCGTGGCGGCTGGCACCACGACCGGGGCGGCCGTTGGCCACGTCGCCCGGTTCAACGTGGACATGCGTGGCAAGAGTCGGTATCTGACGCTCTACACCTCGCCGGGCAACACGGTTGCCATCTCGAGCGTGGCCCGTCTGGGCCGTGCCGAAGAGGCTCCGTTCTCGGCGGCCACCAAGAACGTCGGCACGCTCGTCAGCGGCTGATCGCTTGACACATGCGGCACAGTGGACGGCTGGCAGGGCTCTACGCTCTGCCAGCCGTTTCCATTTGAGGGGCCACAATGCTCGTCCGTGTCGGTGACACGCAGGTAGATATCCGAGTCGAGGCCGTGCTGTCGATGCCCCGGCTGGGGTTCACCAGCAACTTCTTTGCCTGGGCCCAGGCCCTGATGCCGCTGGGCATCCGGCCGACGCTGGGCACGGGCTGCTTCTGGGACCAAGTGAACACCCGGGTCTTTGAGCAGTTCATCGACAAGGCCGAGTATCTGCTGGCCATCGACTACGACACGTTCTTTACGAAGGAGGACGTGGAGACGCTCTTTGCCATGGCGATGACGTTTCAGTGTGACGCCATCACTGGGCTGCAAACCAAGCGTGAAGACGGCCGCCCCATGCTCACGCTCAAGGGCACGCTGGATTCGCCGCCGGATGCCGGGCACACGAGCCTGCCACCGTCGTGGTTTGCCGAGCCGATTCAAGAGGTGGACACGGCCCACTTCGGCCTCACGGTGATCAGCACCGCCGCACTCAAGCGAACCAAGAAACCGTGGTTCTGGTCGAAGCCAGACCCCGAGGGTTCGTGGGGCGACGGCCGGCTAGATCCCGACATCTGGTGGTGGAAGAACTGGCGAGAGAGCGGCAACCGGATCTTCGTCTCGCCCCGGGTCGTGCTGGGACACGGCGAGTACGTCGTGACGTGGCCGGGCCGCAACCTGACCACGCCCGTGTTCCAGTGGGCTAACGACTTCACCGCTACGAGCAAGCGGCCCGAAACTGCATGGAGGGTGGGGGAATCATGAAGATAAGGATGCTGATGAGCTACCGGCACTACAAGCGTGGCCAGGTGCTGCCGGACGTTCCCGACGGCATGGCGAACGATTGGATCAGCCGAGGCATCGCCGTCGAGGACAAGCAGCAGACCATCGAGACGGCGGCCATCGAGCACCGGGCCGAGACGGCCGACGCCACGCCCAGGAAACGAGGACGCCCCCGTGCAGTACCGCAGCCTGACCAGAGCGACGCCGCCGGCGGTTGAGCCCGTCTCGGTATCCGAGGCCAAGGCCCATCTGCGTGTGGACATCAGCGACGACGATTCCTACATCTTGACGCTGATCACGGCGGCCCGTGAGTGGTGCGAGCAGTACCTGGACCGCACGCTCATCAACACGCAGTGGACGATGCGGCTGGACTCGTTCCCCTACGAGATCGAGCTACCCCGGCCGCCGATTGCCACGAGCGGCACAGCCACGGCGGTGTCGCTCACCTACACGCTGGGCGACGACTCGACGGCCACGCTGTCCACGACGGCGTACCGAGTGGACCGCAACTCGACGCCTGGCGTGGTGCGGCAGCTGCGTGCCGGGACGTGGCCGGCGAACCTTGACGACTACAACGCCGTGGCTGTGACGTGGTGGGCCGGCTACGGGGCCAGCGGCACGAGTGTGCCGGCCGCCATCCGCCACGCCATCCTGATGCTCGTTGGCCACTGGTACGAGGCACGCTCCAGCGTGCTCACCGGCACCATCAGCAAAGAGATTGAGTTTGGCGT